ATTGGCAGGCTGCAAGGGCGCACCCACTTTGGTGTTGATAAAATCCACTGCCAGCTTGAACAAATCTGTGATTTGTGCAGTACGAAGCTCAGCTGGATTAAACAGAGTTTTCATGCTAGATCCGTAAGTGCGAACAATTTGATTGAGTTGCTTTACAATCCCATCGTCTAGTTCTAGTGTTGTGGGAGTAGCAGGACGTTCCAGCAGCAGTCCTGGGACTTCATTGAATTTTACACCGCTGAGTGGCTGGCGTGAGTCACCAACATCAGCATACATGCTATGAATAGCAACACCTATGTCGCTGTTGCCAATGCGCTGACCCATGGAGCTTTTGACAGGGATACGATATTCAATGGTGTTGGGCTCAAACACATAGTTGCCAGCTACCACAGGAGGACGTTGCATATACAGCAAGTCTCCTTTGACATAACCGCGGAAGTTGGAGGGCAAGGCAGCTTCTAGCACTGGAAACAGTGTTGCATAGATGTTGATCAAGTCAGTTCTGTCTCCAGATCTGTTGCTTTGTATATCTGCCATCATTTGTGGGCTTGTGGCAAGACCATCGTAGCCCTTGGCTTCAAATCCTGAACCGTCTGTGAGCACAAACTCACCTGTGGCAGGTTTGCGGCCAAATATCACAGCAGGTTTGCCGTCCCACTTGGCAGTGGTAGTAGTTGTTGGAGATTCTGCAGCATGTTGGGCTATCTCCAGAGCTTTGATAATGCCAGCTACACCTTCTCTAAAAACATAATCTTCCAGGTGCTCAATGCCTTTGGCTCTGCCGCCTACTCCGGGTGCAGTAGCTTCTGCAATCATGTTGTTTTCTACTAGAGCAACATAGCCACGATTTACAATGCGATCGCGCAGTCGGCCTAGGAATCCCACATCATCTTCAGCCACAGATGCCGACGGTTCTTTGAGATTGTCTCTGGCAAGATATTGACGGAAGTCTTCCAGCTTGGCATCACGCTTGGCATCACGAGCCAGCGCGGCGTAAATGGCTTCAACATTTTTGAGGTTGTCTCGAGTGCGGCCTTTGCCCAGCAGTACTTCAGCAGCGTAGTCAGGGTCTAGTCCACCAGGGATCAACTGATCTGTTACTCTGCTAGACACACCTTTGGCAGATGCTTTGAGACCCAGACTCTTGGCAATAGAACTCATGAGTATGTTACGATACAAGCCTTTGTACTCAGAATCAATGCCGCCGGACAAAAAGAATGCGCCCCATTCAACATTGGGCATGAACATGAAATCTGTTTGCACAAAACCATTGTTGGCATCGCCAAGTATGGGTGTTTTAAAATGCACAGCTTCGCCACTCATACGCACAAAATCTCTTGGATCCTGCCCCTGACTTGTGGCAAATTGATCTAGTTTGACTTTTAGTTCGGCCTTGGATATCTCATTGGTATCAACTGCTAGATCCAGGTCTCCTGATGACGGTTTTTTGCCTGTGCTGCCCAGCCACTTCACAGGATAACCTGTGGCAGGATCTTCTGTGCTGGTTAAGTCTAGACCTGTTACAGTTTCCAACCACTGCACAGTACCAGGTATATCACCTTGTTCAATGCGTTGTGTCAGTGGCAGACCCATCTTGTCTTTGAATACGTTGCCGCCTTCGATCAGATTCATTTGACCCCGCCCAGTAGTGCTGCCAGGGCAGGAGTCATTTTGTTGCCGTTAAGTTTGATATAATTTTGCAAGTCAGCAACAGTTTGATCTGACATTCCCAATTGATCTGCCAGTTGCTCTGCCTCTGGCGGCAGTAGTCCTGGACGAGCAGCAACACCTTGTCCTCTGCCGGAACTGAACTCCAGTTCGCTTTTGGCACCTGCAATTGCCTGTGCCAGTGTGGTCCACAATGCCGACTCTTTGTTGGGATCAGGCTTGTCGGCTGTTTGTTCTTGTGCTATGATAGCAGCAATTTGATCGTCAATGGTGTCTTTCAACTCAGCAGCGTATTGTTTGCCTTTTCCGTTGCGTGCCTCTGCACTTATGCTATTTTCCAAAGATTCATACGGCTCGCCAATCAATCTTGACACCAGGTCTCCCAGTGCCTTTTGTAATTGGGCCGGTGGTAGCTCACTTGGACGAGTTGCCATCAACCCAGCTGGAGTTTTCATTTTCTGCATCAGTTCGCTAACAGTTTGTTTCCATTCTTTTTGTGCAGCAGTTGCTAGACCTTTGACCAACGGATTGTTGGCTGCCATTGCTGCGGATTGAGCTCCAGCCACAGTTGCTTTTTGCTGACCACCAATTACTGGATTCAAACCCTGTGAAGTGGCAGCTTTGTTGACCAACTGCGAAGCTATGCCACCTATTACACTGGCTGCTCCGCCCAGCGCTCCGCCAACTGATGCTTCTTTTATGGGTCGTTTACGTGTTAATTCATGAATCTGCATGGGTTCTCCTTACTGAACGCGAGAACTTGCCTGCGTCTTTGGTGCGAATGGCATTGAGTAATTTTCTTGTGAGATTTTCTGCTGCCTCAGCGTCATACTCAGCTTCAATCTGTTCTACTAGTCGTATGGCATTGGCAATCACGTTTGTAGCACGATTTTCAATCAGCAAGCGCTGATCACGTTCTACATACAGTGATTCCAATTCTTCTAGAATACTTCGAGTTTTTTTCTGCATTGCTCCGGACCTTTGGATTATTTAGCTATTTCTGGGTCTGAATAAATATCTAATACAAGGACTACGAAATGACCAGCCAAATCAACCCAAACAATGTCGACGGTAACTATCCAGTGGCCGGCGTGCCCAACAACACCCAGGGCTTTAGAGACAACTTTACCAATATCAAAACCAATTTTCAATATGCAGAAAGCGAAATAGACGACTTACAAAGCAAGGTTGTGTTGAAGGCTGCACTGACAGGCACCACGTTGAACAACAACATGGCAGACAACTTGATGTACGCTGTTAAACTACAAGATGTGAGTTATACATATGTTCCAAACACAGCAACGTCAGGGTCTATCACACTGGACTACAGCGCTGGACAATATCAATTTATTTCCACAACAGGCTCTGTTAGTTTAAATTTCAACAATTTTCCAGCCAGCGGAACATCAGGTGTGCTGCGAGTCATTGTGAATATTACCAACACAGCATACACCCTGACACTGCCAGCTGCTGTGAGTCTAGGCACCACCGGCATTCAAGGATACTCTGCAAATGTGATTACTTTTGCAGCAACTGGGACTTATCAATTTGATTTCTACACAGTTGATTCTGGAACTACCATAACCATCTTTGATCTGAATCGTCCACTCAGCGTTTTTACCAATGCAATTACGTCAGCTTCGTCGATCACTTCAGCATCATCTATCAAATCTACCAGCGCCACTGCTGGCATAGGATATGGCACCGGTGCTGGTGGCACAGTAACACAGGCCACAAGCAAAAGCACCGGAGTTACCCTAGACAAAGTGTCAGGTCAGATTACCATGAATGGAGCAGCCCTGGCAGCGGCTGCAGAAGTAAGCTTCACACTGACCAACAGTGCTGTTGCTGCCACTGACGTGGTCATGGTCAGCATTGCATCAGGTGCCACAGCAGGTGCTTACAGTGTTCAGTGCGATGCTGTTGCTGCTGGGTCATGTAGAATCAGCGTGGGCAACAGAAGCGCAGGTTCACTCAGTGAAGCCATTGTGCTGAACTTTGTTGTGATCAAAGGTGTTGCTGCTTAAACAGTTCTGGAAATGTAGCACGCCAATTTGTTCCACGACGTTGATCAATAGAATCCAGGGTAGAAATTATTTTGGATTTTCTTTTGTCTGCATCTTTTAACGCAAACATGCCCTGGGTTAGTTGTTGTCTATGCTCTATTGGGTCTGTAAATCTTGTGGTATGGAAATTATGTTGCAGCCATGTTAGCAATTTGTCCAGGTTGGCATGATTTAAAATACCAACTGATATATTGATTGCAAACATACAATTGTGTGGAGCATTATCAATGTACCATTGCAAGTTAGCAGTTATTTGATCCCACTTTGCAGGATACCGTTGATATTCAAACTGTTGACCGGTGTCGTCAATACTAAAGTCCAGTTGAACCAAACGAAATTGTTCCCATAATGACAACAATTCTTTGCCTGGAAGGATTGTACCATTAGTGTTGTAATTTAAGTGTACTTGATCTTTGTGCTCAATAGCATGTAACAATTTCACATGTTCTTTACTCAACAACGGTTCGCCGCCATTGAAATGTATAAATTGTATACTACTCAAGTCAATGGTTTTCCAAAACTGATTGATCGTTGATTTTTGTAAATCTATAGGTAGCCCAAGTTCTTGCTTCCACACACTACTGTTATTTGGTCCGCATATCACACAGGCCAAATTACATGTATCACCGGTCCAATAATCCATACGAATTAGCTCAACCTTGTTGTTGTTAAGATTGTGATCTTTGTACCAAGAGTTGCTACCTTGCCGTCGGCTGGTTAGTCCAGCGGCTTCGTTATCTTTACAACTACTACACGCTGTCGGTAACTGTCCAGTAGATATCTCATTGCGAAGACTAACAAGGTATTCGTTGTTTAAAAAATCAACTACTTTAGCTGAGCGTACAGGAGATATACAACAAGGCGAAATTGCTAATGCATTTTGCTGAGCAACAATGTTTATATTTTTATAAATGTCAATGCATGTCATTGAGATTTAATTTGTCCTAATAACTGTTTTAGTTTTGCACTTTGAACGTCGCTGTTGACCTTGGCAACATCTTCGTGCTTGACCATGGGTTTGTCCCAGGCATGTGTGCCTCCTGCGGGTGCCGCCCAAGCAGAGTTGGAGCTTGCAACAACCTGGCTCTTGGCTTTGATACTGTCCATGATTGAACTTTGTGGTTTGTTATAGCCGTTTTCGTCCCCACCTTCGTCAGTAATACGCATGGTTTCAATGTTGTACTCCAGATCAATTTTTTGACCAACGCCGGTCGAGCTTCGAGATTTCATACACTGTATTTGATACTTGCCACGCTCTTTCATGGAACGACTGGTAAAGATACCAAACACATTGTCTGCTGTGTTGATTTTGCTGATACCACCACTAATGTGGCTGTGATCAAATTCCATTTCTTCCACTGCTGATCTGTTCAACTGACTGGCTGTTACCAACAAAACGCCCAGTTCCTTGGCCAGGTTACGTAGCTCTTCCGATACATACTTGTCTTTGACAAACAAGTCGTTGGGGCTGACCTTGGCACTAACAGGCATGACCAAGTCAAGGTAATCCACCATCACAAAGTCTACCCGGATACCTGTTTGGATTTGTACTTCTTTTAGATATGCACGAATGTCATTCACATTGCTTTGTGCCGGCAGGCCTTTCACACGATACTGTCCAGATTTCTTTTGAATCATCTTGACCTTGAGTGCTGTGGTCTCAATGTCCTTGCGAATCTCTTTGGTGCTCATGCTGGTCAGCATTGCATCACTGCGTAAACTGGTCAATTCTTCACTCAGTTCCAGTGTAATATACACGCCACTTAGACCTTGCTGCAACCAGTTTAGTGCAATGTTCATCATCACAAGACTTTTGCCCGAGCCAGATCCACCTGCAAAGATGTTGAGTTCTCCACGACTGAAACCACCATACAACAGTCGATCCATTTGTGGCCAACCTGTGCTAACTTGTCCGCCAGCATTGAAGTACCGGTTGATACGAGCACTGGGATCTGCAAAGTAATCTGTGCCCATGTCCTTGGTCAGACTGATCTGCACAGCATCCTTGATCAGTTTTTCCACAGGATCGTAATCACCTTTTTCCAGCAGGTCTGCTGCTTTTAAGATAGCACGTTCCAGTTCTTGTCGCTTGGTAAAGTTTTCAAACTCTTCCATGAACCAGGCGTGATGCCCTTCGTTGAATTCATCCAGTTGCTGAAGTTTGATTCCTGTAGTTGCAGCAATTTGTGCAGCAGTGGGCAAGGTGCCGTGATCCGCACTGTGTGACTTGATAAATTCAGCCGCAGGTCTTACGCTACGATCAAAGTTTTCTGGATTGTAGATGTTCTGTACACGAACATAGCTTTCTGCATCCTGAAGTATCATCTCCAGGAACAGTCGTTGTACATCAGTTCCGTAGTCTTTTAACAAGTTGTTTCTTTCGTAATTCAATTTTGATTCGAGATGTTTCTCTAGCTTGCATGATAGTTATCAGTGCGCCAAGTCTGCCATATTTCTTCACAGCATCGTTGACGTCTTTGACCTCTGCAGGCCAAGCGGGTATGCTTACTGCCCAGTTTAGTTCCATAGCACGATCTATTAGTTCAATACCTGCAGAATCTTGATCAGGTACCACAGTGACTTCTTTGCCCAGTCGTCGTATCAGTTTGACTTGTGCGTCATTTACCGTGTTGTGCATGAGTGCAAGGCCGCCAATTGACAGTGCATCAAAGATGCCTTCTGTCACTATCACATGAGTCCAGTTGTTGTGCAACAAGTCTGTGCCGAACACATATCCTGGTTGCATGTTGTTTAGATATCGAGGATTGTGATTGTCCAAGAATCGAATGGTACTGCCCACAATTTTGTTGTTGTATGTAAACGGAACAATCACTCCTGGACGTTTGGACTGAGCCTGTACCATGAAAGGAAAGTCTGACGGTACACATCTGTTTTGCAAGTAATCCCACTGAACTGCAAAGTCTGCTGTTAAAAATTCTGCACCGGGCGGTAATTCCAATTCTTCAAATTCAATTCCTTGAGCCGATGAGTCTATTGTTTGACGATCTTCCAAGATACCATTAATGCTTTTGTGCCGCATACTTTCAAGATTGATCAGATCAATTTCACGATCTGGCACACCTAACCAACTCAAGAGCCTGCGAGCCTTATAACTTACGGTACGGCCAAGGATAAAGCTAGCAGTGTATCCACAGTTGAAGCAATGATAGCTCCAGCCTTGCTCGTTTGTTTTGATGCCGCCGCGACTGCGTCGATCTGGACTGTTGCCATTATGATGACAGCACACCGCATTAAAGCTAATCCAGCCGCTGGGACTGACTTTTCGCTTGGCGGGTAAGTAATCTAAGATATCCAGCATCTGCTTAGTATAGCAGAGTTGTCACACAATATCAACGATATTGAACGTTTTCAATCTTGCCGTTGCTGAATACCGCAGTAGCAGATGGACTGCCCAAGAATTGAATTGGTAAGTATCCAGAACCTCCAGCAATCACATTGACTTGGCTGACCGTCCCGTTGACCCCATACACTGCTTCTACTATGGCGCCAGCACCGTTGCCCAGAATCTGAACATAAGGTGCAGCAACATAGCTATAGCCCGAATTGGTCAGGGACACTCCTGTGACCACACCGTTGACCACTGTGACTGTGCCGCTGGCTCCGTAACCAATTGAGTTGTTTAGTGCTAGACGCAACAGCGGATGATAGCCCACAATGTTAAAATAGTCGCTGATTGTGTCATCAAAGTATTCACGAGCTTCGCTGACATCATACCAAATTGACTCATAGTTTTGCGCAGCTTGAATCTTGACTGTTCCAGTGTAGTGAACCAGATCAAATTTCACTGTGGTAAATGCAGCACCTGTGGTTTCAATATGACTACTATAAAATTCAGTTTGTTGTATGCTGTTGATTGGTTGCGGGTTCAAGGCCCAGTCTGGATAAGATGTGGGTGCTGCACTCACAAATTGATTCTTGCCGTAGATGTCAGGCACTGTGACTGGCTGGCTGGGCTGGAATTGTGGCAGCACAGAGTCCACAATATTGCAGTCTGCACGAGCTTGGCTGTTGGCGTCCACATACACAGCTTGTGCATAGTTACCAGCTGTGCGTGTGATGCTGTAGCTAGCAGGCTGTGCTTGTATGTTGATAGTGTCAGTGGTGTCTAGTACCACTTTCACACGTCCTGTGGTAGCACTCAACACTTCGCAATCCTTTTGTACCAACAGCTCATCGCCTGCCTGGTTGATCACACGGAAAACAAACGTGCTACCTGTGATGTTTACAGGTTTTTGGTCTTGGTTAATGAACTCAAACAAGAGAACATTGTCCACGCCTTTGTTGATGGTTAGAGATTTTGCGTACACTGGGTCATACCTTGCTGTGAAGTAGCCACCATCAGTGTTGACCAATAACACTCGAGTAATTTGTTGGTAAAGATAAACGGTGGTGGAATACATTACTCTATTTAGCTGCTAATAAATAACCCTGATGGGCAATAACATATTTGAAAAATTAACGGAAAAGTACCCCTTTATTACCTTGTGCGTTTACGCAAATCAAGAGTATGTGGGAGTGGTGCAAAACCGTGATGACATTGTGACAACTATTTACGACTTTGGATCAGTGATAGATCAGTCTGACAAGATGTTATTTTTGGAACTGGCTGGCACTTGGTGGTGGGAAAGCAACAGAAGCATTCCTATAAACATTTTCCTGCGCAAAGAATGGGATCAATTCCGTGTTACTTTGAGAACATTTGCCAACAAGGATCTGGAAATCTTGCACGGTCCCATTTGTAGCCTTATGGACATTGCCCGCAAAAAGTCCAAGCGAAAATCAATTACCTTGGTCCGGCGTATTGAGTAAATTCATGTGCAAGGCCACCAAGGCAGCGTAGCTAATAGCATGTGCCTTTTTAAAGGTATAGCCCCGACTATCATCCCCGTTCCAGACTTCAGCAAACACTTGACCCCAAGGTTGTCCTTGTAGGTGAGCTTTGCCCGGCCTAATAATGCTGATAAATGCAGCCATTCTAGGAATTGAATCTGGCTTCATTTCTCGCAGCAGATCTGCATAGTTGCCCACGTGTACCAGTTGACTGGCCCAGGCACGATCTGTCCACAATCGACTCCAGGGCGGGGTAGCTGCCAGCAATGTTTCGTAGTGTTCAGGGCCTTGGATCAGGTTATAAACACTCATGTTCAACA